AGGCTGTATTGAGTCCGACCTGAAAGTGCTCCGCGATCTCGCGGTAGTTGTGCCACTTGTGGGTCTTCCTCCACTGCTGAATCTTGTCGATGGTCTCCTGCTTGATTGCGTACTTCCTGTCGGGATGCTGTTTCTTGACCTTACGAGGCTGATTGAGGGGCTTTGGCGACCTTGGTGGCTCCGGAACAGGCGCTGGCCTCACGTAGCCTGCCGGAGGAGCACAGAGCTGTGCTATGCGCTCGGCGCTGAGATTGAGTTTCATTGGAAAAATGTGTGCGTTTGTCCGCCGATGCGCACCCCCGGCAACGAACCATGAGTCCCCGATGACAACAGGTCACCGGAAAGTGTTTTAGGTCGGCTTGCCGCAGTGGATGCAGCAGATACCGCGTTTAGGCTGGCGATCCAGCGGCTCGACTTCAAGCCACTCGCAGATTTCCTCGTAGGATTTCCATCCGAATGACCAGATGGCTCCCGGGTACAGGTGGCCGCTCTTGTAGAGTGCCAATGCTTCCTCCTTGCTGTGGATGCATAGATCCTCAAGCACGCGGAAGGTGCGTTTGCTGAACGGGAATCCCCAGAGCTTCAATACCTCTTCCATCTCCTTCGCTGAGGCAATGACCTGATGGATCCTTTGGCGCGACAGGTTCAACCTGTTGCCGATCTCCTGCAGCGTGCGGCCTTCGGAGCGCATCTGAACCACGCTGGGAACCAAGTGCTTCAGCTTGCAGTACGGTTTTTTTGTTATCATATAAACGGTGCTCCCAGATTCGTTGGGTGCTGGTTTCATTGTGCAAGCAACGACAGCTTTTCTGCCTCTGCCTGACGGGTTTCCAACATACTCTGAACGATCCAGAGTGCTTCTTTGTATTGCTCCCATTTCCCACCATCCTTTGAAATGGTCACGTTGCTGTGAGGTATAATATTCCAAGGGATCCAATAGGTTTCCCCTGTGTCGAGTTGATGAAATGCCATCAGGTCTGCCTGAGGTGCTTTTCCGATTCGATAGAACCAACCTTTGGAGGCTCCATAGACAGCGAAGTTGGCCGATTTGACGTCAATTCGGAGAACCTTGTTGACGAGCAGGTCAAACGGACACTTCACGGCGATGCTTCTTTCAACCTGAAACCCTGCTGATTCCAGTATCGTCTGCACTCTCTTTTCACCGTCCCATCCGGTGTCTGAGTCGGAAGGTGCTCTTGAGATGCCAAGCCTTTCGGCCCATTTGAAAAACCCACCTTTCTTCGAAACCTGATTAGCCAGATCTCCTTGTCCAGTTGATATGAGATACTGAACGGTGGGCATGAGCCCGGTGTTGCGGTAGTTATCCATGATTCGGTCTGCTATCATGGCCTCTGTCCAAGTCTTTCTTGTCATCGGTGCTACCGCTTATCATTTAAAACGATCAATGACAAGAAACGTTTTAGAAAGGAAGGTCGTCTGAATCGGTGATCTCCTTGTTCGCTGCCTTAATAGCTTCCAGCCGTGCATTGATTGCCTTGATCAGCTGCTTGTCGGCAGGGCTGATGTTCTCCGCGGCCATCGCCTTCGGGATCCAATGATCGGCAAGTTGCTGCACAGCAACGTCGTTCAGGTCGCACAGCGGAACACCGCGGAACTTCCCGACGTGCACCTGAGTCTTCAGGATGTCGGTCTCCTGCCGTGGCGCTGCATTACTTGGACTGGAGGGCAATGGTGTTTTGCCGTTTTCATCCTTCGGAGGACGATCCTGCAGGCGTACCCACAGGCCGCTGGGCTTCAGCTCTCCGCTCTTCAGCGGCATGATGAGCTTGATGTTGGCGTACACCTTGGTGCCGTCCTGCGACTCCTCGTGAGCGATCACGATGCTGCAGGACTTGCCGATGAGGCTCTCGAGGTCGAGCGCCTTGTTCTCGTGATCGGTGAGCTTACGCCCAAACCAGTCCTTCAGGAACTTGGTGAGTGCTGCCTTCTCGTGCAACGAGGGCACCATGGGCTTGGTGAACACTACCCACGGCTGCACCGGGTCGCGGGTGTCGTCGATCAAGTCGATCTCAAATGCGAACTTGAACTTCTTCTTGGTGCCGTACTCGGTCTCATACTCCTTCAATGGAGTCACGTCGACGCACACGGCCTTGCCGGTGTACTCCGGGCACGGTGCGAACTCTTTCTTACCGCCACTTGCGCTAATGATCATGCTATCGTCTTACGTTGTGTTGTTGTTGTTGTGTTATTTCGAGGCCTTCTCGACCTCGGAAAGTTGTTGTGCCATACGGGCGTAGTTCGCCCAGTAGTCCGGGAAGGCATCCCTGATCTTCTTCAGGTTCACAGGGTCTGCAGCCAGTGCCGCGGCGCCCAAGGCACGCACGAAGCTCCCGCCGTACTCCTGCATCGTCCTAGCCACATCTCGGTCGGTGACGTTCACTTGGTTCCCTTTCCACGTTTGCGCGTCCAGTACGACGTGTATTCCATCTTCTTGGCTTTGCTGGCCGCCACAATCTCGCTGATCTCTCCCTTGCGGAAGTGATAGTGTCCGGTGCCCTCGTGTCGTAGTTTATCTGCTCGGTTCATAGCTTCTCTGTGAGTGATCGGATGTACCTATTCCGCTCTTTCGGTTTGACTGACAGGATGTATTGGATTGCCAGACAGGCGTTCAGACTTGCTGTATGTTCCCAGTCCTCCTTGTTGTCGTAGTACTCATGCCACCGCTCGCTGGGTGCTACGATGACTTGTCCGGTTCGCTTGTGCTTGAAGACGAATGCGGCAGGGCCGATTGGCACGTTCATCGTCCCTCCAACCATTTCTTGAGGTCGTTCAGTTCGTCCTCTTTGAGTTCCAGTTCCTTGATGCGCTCACGGGCTTTGAGCAACGCGGCGCGATAGTTGTCTGATCTTATTCCCAGCGTGTAGATGTACCAGCCGTCCTCGATGCCCCGGACCTTCCAGGCATTAATGTCTGCCTCTAGTTCATTGATCCGCTTGTTCGCTCCAGCCAGTTGCCGTTCCAACTGACGGGCGAAGCCAGCCTTCACGAACTGTTTGAAATCCCACGTTATGTATGCCTGCCGGTCTGTGCGCGGGGTTTTGCTTCCGACCATTTTGTTGGCGTTAACAATATGGTTCATGGCTTCCTCACCTTCTCCCGATGCTTGCATATCGTGCAGACGTAGGTTTTTCCGCTCTTGGAGATGACAGCCACTCGGAAGCATCGCTCGCATTGGATGGTATCGCTCACGGATTTGACTCCACTCGTTCACGCCCAAGAGCCTCACGCGCATCGTCGCGGACGTAGTTGTTCACGGCGTAGCCCAGATCCTCCGGATCTAGGAATCGGTTGATGAATGACTCAGTTCGATTGATCTGCTCCATGTAATGCTTCCGCTCGTACTCTAGCTTGTCCCACAGAGCGCGGAGACGGTTTTCGAGTTGTGTGACATCGGATTGAAGCTCTCGGATCTTTGTGGCCTGTGGGTCGGCAAACCATTGCTCCTTCATAATCCGAAGCACTTCTTTGGCTGCATCAGTAGCTGGTATGGATTCGTTGACCGTGAATCCACCATCCAGATCGACCCGCATGATCTGGGTGCTTGGATTCGATATCGGGTGGCTGTTGGTTGAAAAGTAGATTGGTTCGCTCATTTGCACTCCTTCCATTTGAATTGAGGTTTCCCGCTCTTGTCGGCCACCCATTCGGCATGGCCTGCTAGAACAGCCTGTTGCTGCATTTCATTAGTCCCTCTATCGAACCCCTTGATCAGCCCCATCGTAGCCAAAAACACGAACAACAGCGTGCATGGAATCACTAGCGAGTATTGCCAGCATTTATCGCTCACGGCAACGGCCCTCCATTCTCCCACAGCAGCAGATCGGCTCGCATGGCGTCGTTCTCTCGCTCTAGTTGGGTGATGCGCTCTTGCTGCTCCTCAAGACGCTGCGCTGCCTCAGCAGTTGCTGCTGAAACAACACCGTCCTCGGATTGAATATCCTGAGACAATATCCGCATGGCTACGATTAGTGTTTCGGTTGAGTTTCTCACGGCTTGGCCTCCTTGGCTTCGAACCAGTTCCCGGATGCGCTCTGGCAAACCCTGCAAGGCCCACCGCATCCACACCCACATCCAAGTCTTTCTTCGACTGCATCCCCCGCCTCCTCCAGCCGCTTGATGCGTTGTTGTGCGGCGTTGAGTTCTCGTTCAAGTTTGTACGCCTCCTCCTTCAGGTATGCGTGATTCCAGTGAACTTGATCAACTCTCGGTGTTTCGCTCACGGCTTGGCCTCCCCCTTGTAGACAGCTTCTCCTTTTCTCAGATAACCAATCTCGCTTCCGAACCACTCGCGTTCAGGAAGGATTCCGCTGTGTTGCTCAAGCACTTCAAGCGACTCAATCCATGACTCCAGCCGCTTGATGCGCTCACGCGCTTCATCACGCTGCTTCGTAAGCATTTGAATCTCACGAATTCGACACAAATCACTCTGTCCTACCCTTCTCCATTGATCGTCATCCCACTCAACGTCGATCTGTGTTCTGCACTCGTAAGTGGCAAACCCGCCGTCGTCTGACCTGAGTGGGTTTCCGCAATGAACGCGGACAGGCGACTCGCAGAACGGGCATTTGTCCGGTACGGTATTCACGGCTTGGCCTCCTTGGCTTCCTTCCAGTCACGCGCTAAGATTGTATCGCAATAAATCTCCATCTTATCCCCCACATCCTCCAGCTGCTTGATGCGCTCCTTCATCTCACGCACCACAGCCACTCCTCGCTCGACATCATCGGTTCCTAGCAGTTCGCGGAACTCCTCACGGAGCTTGTAATGCTGATCAGCCTGTCGTCGCGCTGTGTCACGCTCTGCGATGAGTAGGCGGATGCGCTCGTTGGCCGCGTGGAATTTCTCAAACCAATAGGTCGAAACTTCCACGGCTCGCTCTACTCGCTTCTTCCATTCTTCGTCACTCACGGCTTGGCCTCCTTGGCTTTGTACCACTTTGCTTTTGCGTCTGCGCTCAACGCAATCCAGTCGCAATACTCCATTGAGTCTTCGGGCATCAACCATGCGTTCAGCATCGCATCCCCCGCCTCCTCCAGCCGATTGATGCGGTCTTTGGCTTCGTTTAGTTCCTCTTTCGCCTTGTCCACTCCACGCTTCTCCGCTGTCGTCATCAGTTCATGTTGAAGACTGATTGTTTTGTTGGCTTCGTTGAGTTCGCGTTCGAGTTGGCGGGCGAATATGTGCAGATCTTCGATAGGATCATTCACACGCTTCCACGCATCCGTCCTCGGTGTATCGCTGACCATTTTGCCAGTGTCGGGAATATGGTTCATGGATTGTACTCCTTGGCTTTGTTCCAATTGTGAGCAGCGATAGCATCGCAATAAACCTCCATCGCATCTCCAGCCTCCTCCATTCGTTTGATACGCTTATTGGCCTCGTTGAGTTCGCGTTCGAGTTGGCGTGCAAATGAAGTTGCAACCATGTACCTAGGCGATCCTGAATATGTGTCGTCGTACATATCAATAGACCTTTCATCAGTCATCGGTGTATCGCTCATTTCGCCTCCTCCTCCACCTGCACCATCGGAACGAAATCCAGCCGGTTGCTATCGTCGATTGCGATGCCCCAGTTATTGCGTCGGCAGGACAGTTCGATGGCATTGTAGACCTCCTTCATCTTCGCTTCTGGCAGATAGATGGACAGCAACCCCTTAAACGTGAGGCGTAGTGTTTCTGATTCGTTGTCGCTCATTTCGCCTCCCTCGCTTTGAGCATCGCGTCGGCTATCTCGTACACATATGGCCCATCATATTCATCAAGGAAGTTTCGTGATGCCATCAATCCCTGCAACGCAGCCGCAGCAAAGTAGTCGCGTAGGGTCATGCCTGTGAACTTGCGAGTGTCACATACTTCACCGTTGCAGCGTATTTGTTCCTCGCTAGGAAACGCCGGTCCTCCGTCGTTGATTGGTTGCTCGCTCATTTCGCATCCCTCGCTTTTAGTGCCGCCCTCGCTTCGATTATCGGAGGCACGGTTTCAGCATCCCAGAATCCTGCGTCTCCGCTTTCAGCAAGCTCTACTATCCATTTAACGGTTCCGTTCAGCGCGTCCTCAAGTCTTTGGATTCGCTCTTGTAGCGCTCTGATCTTGGTTGCTTGCACATCTGCCATCCATTGAGTCTTGAAAGCCTCTACGACCTTTGCTGCCGCTTCATCTGGTTGGAACTTGTCGCTGACAGTCACACGGCCATCGGGATGAATGGTCATCACAGGTTCTGTGTTGAACTTCTCAAGCGTGAGTGAAGTGGTGTTTGTTGTTGTGTAGTCGCTCATTTCAATCCCTCCGAAAGCATTGCGTGCTCCAGGATGAGCACCGCATCCGCGGTCTTCAGTGTGATGTTGAGGCTAGGCTGCCGCTGCTGCGCCAAACCCTTCAGGTGGGCCTTCCAGCGCGTTCCATGGGTCTTGCTTGTTCCTGCCCCTATCGTCTTTTGCCAACGCTGTGGCGGCACCTCGATGCACCTGGTGAGCATCGAAGCGATCAGACCGTGGATGAACCCTACGTTTCGGCCGAACTGGAACATGGCGCTACCCGGGGCGCCCTTGCCGCCGATGTATCCGCCCACCTTCTCGATGTAGACCACATCGGATTGCGACAGGTAGTTGATCAGCACCTCCCGGACGTCGCCGTCGGTGGCAGGCATAGGCTCCAGGGTCACCCGGTTGTTGGCGAAGTGCGCCAGGCCGCCGGACAGGCCGGGGTCGATTGCAAGGATGCGTTTCACTTCGATGCCTTTCTCAACCAAGCCCTGATCGCCAGCTCTGCGAGAGCGTGCAGCTTGAGGCCTGTAACCTTGGAGTGATGCTTGAGCATTTCGTGCGTTTCCTTCGATATGTTCAGTGTCTTGGTTTTACTCATTTGAGATGCTTGCGGACCTTGTTCCAGTAGGCCTCGGTGGCCTGCTTCTTGTCGCCAGACGGACCGCCATTCCACCGCCGGGCAAGCTGCTCGGTGCTCGCGCCGCGGCCGTAGTGCTTGAGGTAGGCCTCGCACACCGCCCGAGCCTGCGCCCTGTTGGTCATGTCTTGGTGCCGGTAGTGACTGCCGGTGATCCGGTTGACATCGAGCACAACAGCCTTGTGGATCTGCAACGGCCCGATGGCCTTGCCGTTGTCGCCGATGGCCATGTCGTTGCCGGAGCTTTCGACGATGATCAGAGCGCTGATGAGGTTGGAGATGGTGGTCATGGTTTGGAGAGTGTTGCGCGTTGTTGAACCAGTCGCGCCCCTGGTGCCTGTGTTTACTCTCAGGCGGAAGGTGTGGCTTACGGGCGCCACCGGCCCTAAAAGGTGGGTTTTTGGCAGAGACGATCAGTCAACCATCCAACAAGCTCTTGCTTCAGAGACGCGACAAGCCATTCCCGTTTGTCGCATTGAATGCGAAACCATTCAGAACCATTGCGGAAGATAAAGCCTTCCATTGATCGGCTTCCAACGTAGTTCCGAATCTCAATCTGGAAGCCTAAATGGCTGGCTGAGTGAACGACCTCTGCTTTGTTGCGCTGGGTCTTCCAGATCGTGTTGTTCGTGTTGCTCATGGTGTTGATCTCGTTGACGGGATCAATCTGCACCATCAGCCAAACACCTGCAACACAATTTTACTATTTTTCACTCTTTTTGCAGAAACCCCAATGTTTGCAGGGGTGAAATTGGTATCAGTTTTCTTTGACCTGAGCAAACTTGGCTAGAAACTCGGCCTTCGGACGTGCGTAGAAACGGCCGTTGTCGAGGCGTCTGTAGATCACCGAAATCCAGCGATTCTCGCCTACTCGGAACTCGGCGTCTGCGGCAACGACTTCGACGACGAGGCTGGGTTTGACGGCGTTGCGGTAACGGACCGGTAGTGTGGCATCGGGTAGGATTGTCGGACTGGACATGGTACTCGGAATATCTTGGTTTCCAACAGACCGGTGGCAACACCGGCACTCAACAGTTTGTTCACCTGAGCACGCCGCAAGTTCCATTCGGCGGCCCATTGCTGCGCAGTCTTCCATCCATCAGGCACTTGGTGGAACTCTTTTATGATCTCGGCCTTGAGGCGCCTTAGAAGCTCGGCAGATTCCATTGTGTTTCTCCCTGTGGCCATTGGTGAACGTAGAGTTGCGCTGATGTCTCGGTGTACTCGCCGAACACGATGCCATGGGACCACGCCAGCGTACCCCTTCGCTTTAGCGCGTAATCCATGCAAGGCGCGTCCGCAAGCGTTCCGGGAGACAGACACACCGGATTATCGCTCCGACGCCCTGTAGCCACGCCTGCGCGATGCGCGTGGGCCACTACGGTGTTGCCCCAAGTCTCCGCGGTGTCTCTGAGGAAGTTCTCGCCGTACAACAGGCCGTGGCCCCACTTGAAACCTCCCAGCGTGTACCAGCTCCTAGGAAGCACATCGTGGGTCTTGATGAATACATGGGCGTGCCTCTCAATCGGCTCGATCATTCGCTGCCAGACAGCCTCGGCGAACCCGCGGACTACGGCGTTGTGGTGATGCATCAACCGTCGAGCACGCTCGTCATGATTCCCCACGATGAAAACGGTTGGCCGAAACTCCCCGAGGAACCTCCGTCCCTCGTCGATATCGTCAAGGTAGTCGTCTGCTGCATCGCTGTCGTTGTCGTTGTTCAGAGCGCCTGCTCTAAGCGAAGCAAGGTCATACGCGTCCCCAAGGTGAATCACTTCATCGGGTCTAAACTGCTCTCGAAACAACAGTGCGGCAGCAAGTGCGTCCTTGTTGGCCCGGTTGCCATGGGTGCAACCGATAGCCATCACTCGCTTTCTTGCTGGAACAACAGTCACGCAGGATTGCAAGCATTATTTGCATCAACAATCAAGCACTATGGCTACACCCAGAATCAAAATCACGGAACGGAAACTTCACCGTCATGGCGCCGACGGTATCGCATGGGTCGGCGATGGCTTGGTGGAACTGGACCCAAGAATGGGAGAGCAATACCGTCTTGAAGTACTAGTGCATGAGCTTCTGCACCACATGCACCCAGAATGGAACGAGGATGAAGTCGAGCGGCATGGCAAATGGCTTGGCACAATCCTGTGGCGCCAGGGATACCGTAGAATCAAACATTGATCACGGCCACGCCGTATAGACCACAGTGCCCTGTCCATTGGCGTCCACCAGCTCGACAGCGTTCACGCCTTTGAGCTTGGCGACCGCAGCCATCAACTGCGTGTCGTTGGTGGCATTGGCGATACAGGTGGAGACGATGTCAGCGTCGTCGTAGGAAGCCGACAACAGCTCCTTGGTTCGGTCGCGCCAGACGCGCAGCACTCGGCCATTGCTGAGGTTGACGCGCCGCATCGACTCGACGCACGGGAAGAGGTGTTTCATATGTTTCGGGATGTAGGCCGCTTGGGGTGCTTGATGTCGTACATTTCGTTCCCGCCGACCTTGATCTCCGCGGAGTCTACATGAACCACACTGCCCAAGTCGAATAAATGCACGACCCAGACGCTGTTCAGGCTCGGTCCGTAGTCTATCAGGAAGAGCGCAAAACCTTCTCCTAGTGGCGTCACGACCCAGATCGGTGGTGCGCACTGGTGGATTGCTGTCATGTCAGGTTGACGTACTTCCAGGCGTACCCGTTGTGGACCCAGAGCACGTTGGTGTTCGATGCGTTGTTAGTCTGCAGGAACATCGGCACGTTGGTGGGCGGTGCCGTCACGTTGCTCGGTGTAGCACTCGGGCTGGTAGGACCGGCAGGGATGTACACGAAACCATCGGCCATTGAGCTGTAGCCAACAGGGCCTTGGATGTCGCCATTCTTCTGAACCCAGCTCGACTCCTTGATCAGCTTTCCGGTAGTGCCGTCGAAGAGCGCGAACGTATTGTTTGTGCTGCTCGAAGGCCCGACAACGTCGCCAGATCCTGATCCAGTGGCAGCAATGGTGATCGCTCCCGAACCATTGGTGATGCTGATTCCAGTGCCTGCAGTCAGCTTGGCCCTATTGAGCGTGCCACCGAGGCTTTTACCGATCAGAAGATCGCCGTCGGTGTAGACATTCGACTGGCCTGTACCGCCATTGATGACTCCAAGCGTGCCGCTGACAGCAGATCCACCGAGTGCAATCTGTGGCAGGTCGACGGCCTGTATCGACGCCATGACAGCGTGCGTGCCGTTGCCGCGGAGGTAGGTTCCGTTGGCCGTAGATCCGACAAGAGTGTCGATTGCTGACTGTGCCGTGATGCTGCTAGTGCCACCCTTTGACACAGGCAGCACATTGCTTGTGCCATTGTTGAGATCGACTGTACCCCATTGCGCCGCGGTTCCGGTGCTGGTTAGCACCTGGTACACAGATCCGACAGAAGTCAGCCCGGTGCCGCCATTGGCGATAGCCAACGTACCACCCAGCGTAATCGTTCCAGAAGTGGTCACAGGACCGCCGCTAGTGGTCAGTCCTGTCGTACCACCGGAAACATCGACCGAAGTCACGCTGCCGCTACCCGAAGCCGACAGCGTCGTTCCAGACATCGACAGGCCTGACCCAAGCGTGATCTCGGTGATCGACGCACTGGAAGAAGAAGCGCCGATCAGTCGAGACGTTCCCGATGCATTCTGGATCTTCGCATAGGTGACCTTGTTGGCTCCGATAGTAGCCGCAAACGATCCCGTGCCGCTGCCTGTGACGTCACCAGTCAACGTGATCGTCTGATCGCCAGTGTTGCTGCCAGATAGGTTGCTGCCTGTAACCGTTCCAGAAGCAGCCACTGATGTAGGAGTGATCGCTCCAAGCGTGATCGTGATGGCAGGTGTAGTGGTCGGATTGGCAACCGTACCGCTGACGCCATTGGCCGTGGTGACCGATGTCGACGTGACCGTTCCGGTGTTGCTGGTGTATCCGCTCGGATTGCTTGCCGGATACGCTCCGAGAGACGTAAGCGCT